ATCTGAACCTGCAACCATTTTAATTTCTCTAAAACCTTTATTGTATAAATCAGTTGCCAAATCTAAAACCATATTTGTTTTATTAATCATTATTTTAGATGAATATTGTGGAAACATCTTTTTCATTATAGAAAGTTTTTGTGTAGGTGATAATGGATTTTTTTGTGGGTCTTCACTTCTACTTAAATAAATTCTATAATCATTTGCTGGTGTACTTGCAACTTTTTTAATTAGTTTCTCGTGTCCAATAGTTGGTGGATTAAATCTACCAAAAGCAAAAGCAACTGATTTACCTGCAGCTTCAGTTACCATTTCATTTTGTTTATTATCTTCAATCCATTTTTTAAATATGCTCATTGCAGCCCTCATACCTGCTGTTTGATTAGTGTGGTGTTTTGCTCTATTATATAAAGTATTAACAATTTGCATTTGTCTTTGTTTATCAACACTCTTTATAATGTTTAATGTTTTTTTGGCTGTTTCTTCATCACCATAACCTGTGCCTTTTACTGTATCACTAGGATTATCGTCTGAATATAAATCTTCTTTTACCATTGTAACTAATTTTTTTGGATCAATATCGTGGAAAGTATCAGCAACAGCAGCTGCATAATAACCAATATCGTGTCTTAAAGGTAATCCTTCTCTTGCTCTTTCTACTTCTTTTCTATCAATCACATCTTGTAAAACTTTAGCTGCATATTCATATCTTTGTTTAGTAGTTGCCATTCTTTTTAATTTGTCATAAACACCTTTTGCAAATCTTTTAGCGGCCTGTTTAATACTATCTAAAGTTACTGCTTCTGTTTTTAATGAATCTATTTCTGCGTCTGTTACTTCTCCATCATCTAAAATCTTTTTACACTTCTTATAGAATTTTAAGTAATGATATTTTTCTAACATCTTATAGATAACATTTTTAGGTAATCTATTTTTAATACCAAACTGTCTAATCTCATCTGGCGACATATCTTTATCAAACGCAGCTCTTCTTTCTGCGTCAACTGTATCACCAACTTTAATTATGTCATTAATGCCATCTTCTATTTCTTCTAACTTATCATTAATTTTATCTTGTAAGTTTAGTATATCATCTGGTTGTAATTCTTTTAATTCATCATAATCAATTATATCTCTTTTTAATTCACCTTTAATTACATCTAATTCTTGTACTTTTCTTTCAAATTCTTTTACATATAATTTTGGATCAAAAACAAAATCATCTGGTCTTTTTATAAACTTATTATTTTCTATATCAAATACAGCGTCTGCTTTGTCTTCTTGTTCCTGATATGTTTTTTTATCTGTAATAAAATAAAAGTTAATAGGGTGTTTTGTGCCTGGTATTTCTTTACCTTGTATGTTATCAGGATTTTTAGCAGACAAATATCTTTGAGAAAGTCTTACCCTTTCTTCTTCTTGTTTTTCTTTCGGCACATTAAATAGTATATTAATGTCCAAATCAGCGTCATTTCTATACCTTTTTGTTAAGATTGAACCTATTAATGATGTTTTCAAAACTGGATATTCTTTTTCAAATTCTTTTATTTGAGAATTAATTAATTCTTTTACACTAGATTTTATTTTAGGATTTTGTGTATCAGCGTCATCAAATACACCAGGTGCATAAGTTTTACGAGGTATATCTATAATACTTTCTTTTAACTGTCTAAAGTTTTTCATATTCTTTTTCTCGCCTCTAATTCTTTTTTAATCCACTGTTTAGCAATATGATTATCTGGTTGTTTACTCAAATTATTTCTAATAAATCTAGCACAACTATTTAGAGTTTGTGTGACTAACTCTTGTTCACTTCTATTATTATCTACAATTAACATTTTATTTGGACTAAAAATTCTTTGAAAAGCACCAATGTTTGCTTGAACGCCGTCCCAGCTTTTCTTTACAATGTAATCTGGAATTGTTCTACTTCTTTTAGCATTTCTTTCTAATGCAACATCTAAACTTGTATTTACGAAAACCATATAACAATCATACCCTAATGCTTTAAGCATACCGTGTTGTCTTTGAACAAGTTGTAAATCTCTACCTGTAGCGTCAACAATTAAACCCAATCTTCCATTTACATAAGTATCTAATTGTGTTGCAGCTGTCATTTTAGCTCGTCTTCTAATTATATCTCTAAAGTATTCTTCTTCGCCTGGCATACTTAAAGATAAATTTGCCTTTTTTAAACCTATTTCAAAAGCTGCGTCTGAGTTTACTATTTTTAAACCTGTGCCAGCAAATGCTGTTTGAGTTACAAAAGTTTTACCAGAACCTGGTCCACCTGCTAAAAAGAAAGCCTTAAATATACCTGGATCGTAAACTCCTTCTTTTATAAATTCTTTCATTTCTTTAAATGTTTTTTGTTTTAACTTATTAATAATCATTTTAGCAATTTCTTCAGGTTCACCACCCTCAGCTTTTACTTCAATAAAACCAGGTTTCTTTCTGTAATATTCTACAACTGGACCTGTTTCTTTTTTATATAAAGCAATTCTATTTTTAATAACCTCTGGTTTATCATCTTCTCTTCCTCTTGCTGTAAGTCTTCTAATAACTTCTTCAGGACTTACATTTAAATAAACCACTTTATCTATTTTAATTCCTTCTTTTTCTAAATCTCTAACTTGTTGCATATATCTTGGAAAGCCATCAAATACAAAACCATTTTTAGCTTTAGCAACGGCGTCCTTTACAAGTTTTAAAACTATATCATTTGGAGCAAAAGCACCTTTACCTAAATCAGATAATCGTTTAGCAATCTCTCCACCCTTTTCTTTTTCTTTTCTTAATAGTTCACCTGGATAGATATGATCTATACCAAATTCTTTTATTATAAATTTGGCATAAGTAGATTTGCCTGAACCTGGACCACCTATCAAAATAATATTCATTATCCTTTTACCCAATCTTTTGCAATATTAAAGTTTGCTCTACTAAATTCTAATCTATCTACAAGTTTAACTGCACCTCTAACTCTATCTACAGCAACATAACCCTCAGGATTTGTTACTCTAAAACCATCAGGTGTTCTAATAAAATGACCAATTGATTGTATCTGATTTAATTTTCTAATTAAAAAATTCTTTGCTGTTTGTAAACTCATATGACTTGCAATAGAAAAATATAAACCTTGTTGGTTTCTATCAATGAAAGTTAAACCTTGTTCCATTATTTTTCTATATTTCATTTTTGTATCTTCTCTTTTCACAGCGTCTATTTCTTGTTGTAAAATGTTTTCGTAATAATCTCTAAACATTCTAACTAATTCTTTTACTTTTGATTGTTCACTATTGTTTCTTACATAATAGTTGAAGAAAGTTTTTAATCTAAAACCCACAGATAGTGGATCGGAAACGTCAAACTGATTTAAAATTACGGCTGCTTTACTTAAAGAGCCTTCGGCCATTCTTATAATACCATCAAACTGTGCCATTTCACTTTTATTAAATGTTGCTGAGCCTGAAGTATCTCTATATGTAGCGTCTGTAACAAATACAGAGCTTAATTTTGGTATTCTAGTTAATGAACCAAAACTTGCTGATAAACTATCCATTTTTGAACCTGAATATGAAGTGTGAAATACAATACCCAATCTTGCTCTTGCAATTCTTTTTCCTATATCACTATCTGTATCTACAGCATAAGTAATAGTGTTTGGTGTAAATGTGTAATATTGTTTATCGTCTATTGATTGTGTTTTTACATCACCTTGTGTGAACAATAAATCACCTTGTAATATGCCATTAATACCTAATTTTTTAAGTTCTCTTAAACATACTATTAATTTGTTTGCTAATTCACCAGAGTGATTTTTCATTATATCACCAGTTGAATAATTGATTTTAGGATTTTTATTGAAGATTGATTTTGTGCCTACAAAGAATTTGCCATTTTCTGGATTGATACCACAAAATACAGCAGGCGCACCGTCCCACTTTACAGTAACATTAAGTCTACCACCTATGTTACCTGTAAGCATTTTCTTTACAGATTTTAAAAACATTACAGCGTCTTTACCGCCTTTAGAGCCTCTATCTATTATAGAATCCTCTAAATGTTCTAAATGGGTATTCTGACCCTTTGTAATAAATCCCTTAAAACTAAACATTGTCCTCTCATTTGTTCCATTAATATAATCACACTTTCCATCTAAATTGTCAATACTACTATTTATAACTAAAGATACTTAAAGTCACCCATTAATCTTGTAGGGTAACCATCACCGCCTTGCGTATCTCTAATATTTAATTTTAGTTCATATTTACCAGTTATAATCTCCATATCAATTCTTTTACCTGCACCACCTTTACCACCATAATATACTGTAAGTGATTGTGGTCTAGCTGCATTTCTCATATATGCCTCATCTATCTTTGTAGATTTTACTATGCCACCCAATTTGTGTATAACGTGATAGCCGTAACCTATACCAGATTGTAATAGTTTTTCTAATTGGTTTTTTTGTAAACTACTCATCTTAGGCCACATATTAACACTATAACCTTTTTTCATAGTACCATTAAATACTTCGCAAAAATCGTCTTTATCAATACCAAACATTTTTAATATTCTATTACCATTTGGATTTTTAATAGTGCCTGATTTAATTTCTTGTGTCGTTAATATTGTTTTTACCCCCACATTAAAAAAAGTAGTTGTGCCTGCAAGTTTTAAACTTAAATATAATACAGGATTACCGCCTGGTTTATCCCTTAAAGTAATATCTGTTACGATAGGACCTAAATTATTACCTTGTTGACCTGACGCTTTCATTACTATATCAGGTCCAAATATTAATGGTCTTCTTACATTTAAATCACCATCTTGTTTAACGTGTAAATTTTTATATCTACCAAGTTTATACATTTTATATAAACCCTCAATTGATGGTACTAAACTTTTATCATTTATATCTTCACCAGCGTGATAATCTTGTAAAGCTGTTGCATATTGATTTTCAAATAAGTTACCCTTATTATTAACACCACGGCCACCTTTTGAACCATTACCAAACTTTATTTTAATGGCAGATAATTTTGATTGTGTCTTTATATTATTAATTTCTGTTAATCCTTGTAAATCTCTACTTACATTTACAGTTGTAATTTTATTAGGATCAATATTGATAGGTGTATCTACTTGTCTATATTTTGAAGTCAAATACTTATATAAAGACAATATCTCATTTATCTTAGATTTGTCTGTTTTAAGACTTCTAATTTCTTTAGCAGATTTTGGAAATACAGTGTAAGCCATTTTTTTCTCTCTTATTATAACATATTTATGAGAGAAAGGCAACCTATATTCTTATAAAAAGGAACCTTGGTATACCACCATTATTTTGCCAAACCTTATGTTTATTCTGAAAATCAGCTATTCTTTGTGCGTCTTCTTCAAAAAAGTGTTCAGATATGACTATATTTTCTGGTGATTCGATTACTTGCCATATTATCTTACGTCTTTTTTTCTTCATCTTTGTAATATAAGACAATTCAGGATATTCTTTATCTTGCCTTGGTCTACGGTCACCTCTATGAAATTTAACCTTTTGCTTTTTTGACATATTTTTTCTCCTTAATCGAATCCCACATTAAATGCTAATGATATTCTATCATCATTTGAAACATTAGGTTCTACATAATGTCTAGCCCAACTAGGAAACAAAACTAATTTGCCTACTTGTGGGGTTATAAAAAGTCTAGCTGCATTTTTATCATTATATTCTGATATAGTGTGTTTATTGTTATGATAATCATAATTGATTGCTGGATGTTCTAACACCAATCTACCACAATTTTGAGGAGTTTTTGCATAATAAACTCCAGAAACATAACTTGCTGGGTGATGATGAGGAGTATTTGAACCACCTTTTGGATTAATGTTAATCCATATGCTTTGCAATATTGCGTTTAATTCTTTTTTTGCATTATAATAACTTGTTATCTCAACACAATTTGATAATATATTCATTATTAGATTTTGTAATATAGGTTCTTTAAAATCTAATAAATCACTTTGAAATCCATTAATATTAGATTTAACAACTCCTGGTTCTTTTGATTTTTCATAACAAAAATTTACTAAACTAAAATTATCAATTTTAATCAATGTTTCAAAAATTGGTGTAGAAAAATATTCTTTTATCATATTTTAAAATCAGAAAACTTATCGTAAGATGATTTTACCACATCTTCTTTTGTTTGTCCGCTATCTACTATATTTTGACCTGAAGTTTGTACATCATACAATTTCATTTTAGCTCTATCAACACCAATAATAAATGCACGATTTATACTAGGGTCATTATATCTGTTTTTTAGTTGTTTAACTTTCATTTGACCTAATGCTTCTAATTCTTCACTACTAATTAGAGCAAACATAAAATCTGCTGTTGCTGGTAAACCAAAACTTTCAGACGTGTCTTCTAAACCAATATCTGTTGAAACGAAACCAGTTCTGGTTGTTTGTGTTGCACTAAACACAGGCACATTAAATTCTACAGCAAGACCTCTTAGTTCTTCAGCGATTGCCTTTACAAAAAAATATGATGATATGTTACCACCTTTAAATCTACTACTAGAACAGATATTTAAATAATCAATAAAAACTACATCTGGTTTAAATGATTTCTTTAATGCAAGTTCATTAAATAAAGCTCTAAAATGTCCTGCGTGTGCTGACGCTGTTGGATATTCTTTAATAATTAATTTACCAGCAGTTTTGTTTCTTAGCTTTGTAATTTTATTTTCATATAAATCTTTTGGCATTACGTGTAAATCATCCATAGAAACATCTAATAAGTTTGCGTCAATTCTTTCAGCAATTCTTTCTTCAGCCATTTCTAAAGTTATATACAATACATTTTGACCTTGTGATAAAAAATGAGAGGCACAATGACACATAAACAAAGATTTACCAACACCTGTGCCTGCAAGAGCAATGTTAAGAGTTTTAGGTGGTACACCACCTTTTGTAATTCTATTCATATAAGATAAGTCAAATTGATACCTTTTTTCTTTTGTATGGTACCAATCAAATCTACTTTCTGAGTCTTCTATGTAATCGTGTCCTATATGATTATCAAAACTAACTGCTAATGCGTCTGCTAATATACTTGGTATTGCCTCTGGTGTTCTTTTGGTATCTTTCTTATCTAAGATTTTAATACCATCTAATACTGCATTATGTACAGCTCTATCTTTACAAAACTTTTCTGTATTATCAAACAACCATTGTAAATCTGGTTTTTCACTATCTTGTGTAATTATATTTAAAAGTTCTTTTAACGATTTTATTTCTGTATCGTTTATATCTTTTCTTTGACCAAGTTCTATTAGTATAGTTTCTTTTGTTGGTGGATTTTTATATTTGTCAACAAATCTTTCAATTTCTTCAAATAACAATTTTTCAATTCTATTAGAGAAATAATCTGGTTTTAAAAATGGCAATACTTTTCTTACAAATGCTTCTGTATAAAATAAGTTCCTCAGTATTGTAAGTTCTATTCTTTCATTAATCATTCTTAAATTCTACCTTTCCCTCTTTTAGCTGTTTATCTAATAATTCAATTAATATATCACCAATATAATCAATAAACTCCTGACTTTCAGTATCTTTATTTTCTGGATTCTTTAATATATCATAATCAAACTTCATTGGCAACTCTCCTCGTTCATTTTCTTCACTTGCAAATCCAACTTTGCCGTACTTATAAACGACATTTAAATACTTGTCATCAATAAGTTTAATCGCTGTATAATCAGCGCCATCTTTTTGAACAAAAAGGTATCTTAGTTTATTCTTCGTCTGATCCGTAGGAGAATTTTCGTTTGGCATATTCATCAATCTTGTCTAATACTTCTTTTGTAAAATATTTTTCAGGTTCTTCATTGATGTTTTTACCAAATACTTTTGAACCATCTGGCATTTCATATCTTGTAGATACTTTTTTAAATACACCAGCTGCCTCGCCAAGTTCTAATAAGCCATAATACTTATCAAGTCCTTGTTTGTATGTTAGTCTTACATCAATTTGAGCATTTTCTTTTGTTAAACGTGATTTATAATTTTTACAATGTATAATATTACCAACTACTTCGGTACCGTCTTTTTCTTTTCGTTTACCTAGGTAGATGATTGATGAAGCAGCGTATTTCAAACCTGAACCGCCACCCATTTCTTTTTGAGGGAACATAGAACCAATAACATCATAAGTGTGATTGGTCATAATCATAGGTATATTTGCTTTACCTAATTTAAGTGTTAAAACTCTAAATGTTGATTTGACAATTTGTGATCTTGTCATATCTCTTGTTTCTTTACCAGCAGCCGTATCTTCCATTTCTTTTGTAGTAGATAACATACCTAAACTATCTAATACAAACATTAATGGTTTACGTTTATCTTCTGGTTGTTCTAAGTATTTGTCAATAATTTTAATTGATTGACTTCTAAATTCTTGCACTGTAGCAACTGGTACTATAACCATTCTAGTAGAATCAACACCTCTACTTTCAATCATTTCTTTTGAGATTGCACTTTCTGATTCAAAATAAATTACACCTGCTTCTTTATCTTTATCTAAAAAACTTTTACATATTCCTAAAGCAAAGAAAGTTTTACCTGTCGCAGCTTCACCAGCGATTGCTGTAATCTTGTTTCCAGGCATACCGCCGTAAATACTACCTGATAGTAAAGCATTAAATGAATACGAGCCTGTATCTATAAAACTTGTTACATCTGCACCGTCAACGCCTTCACTTACTAAACCAGCATATTCATTGCCAGTTTCTTTTATTATATCTTTTAAAAAATTGCTCATATTCTATTCTCCTTAGTGTTTATAATATATCATACTTTACTTTCAGTGTCAAGCTTTTTTGCTCTTAAAACTACTGGTCTTCCTTTTGGTTTTGTTAAAAGAGGTGGTTTAGGTGGATATTCTTCATTCCACAATCTATAATTTTCATCTTCAGGAACCCAACCTTTTGGTGGATCCTCATATTCTTCAGGTTCAATCCTTGACCATAGTTTTTCTTTAAATTGTTCTATGTTTACTGCACCAAAATCGTTATATATTCTACTTTCAAATTGGTCTGCCATTTTTTTCATTTGTTCTCTATTGTATTCTACCTTACGCTGGTAGTCCCAATATTCTTTTAAGTCTAAGTATGATTCTTGTGAAATGGACATTATCATATATTTATCTAATTATATCTATGTTGCTTTCTTTTGTCCAAATTTCTAATTGATTTCTAATTCTATTTTCTTCTTTTAATTTATCAAATCTTTTTGTAGCTAATTTTTTCCACCATTCAACAAGATTATCCACACTATATCTATCAAAATTTTCTGCTTTAACAATTTTATCTGTTTTACCATTAACTATATCAATATAGTTTTCAATACCATAATTAGAAACATAATATCTTTTTTGTTCTGTTAGGCCTTTCGCCGAAACAATTGTTTCGTTAAACTTCTTTAAATCATCGCCGTCTAATGACCGTTTTACCAATCCTATGATAGCTGTTGTCATTTTTAGTTTACGACTTGATACTCCTTCTTTTACTAGTTCACCTACACCTACAATATCTTCAACATACTTTACTAAATTTAAGTATGGTTTACCGTGTAACATTGGAATAAAATCTGACATTGTATTGCCTTTGTATCTTAAAAACGGTTTCATACCATCATACATTGACGCACCTTTTGTATTACCATATAAACTTGTAGTTTCAAACATTACTAAGTTCATACCATATTTTTCATTTAATTTTTCTCTAACCCAATGCGAACAACATAACGCAGCTAATAGTTTACCACCAAGGTAATTATAACCAAAAGGCTGACAAGGAACAATTACAAAACCCATAATAGCTGTTTTATTAAATACTGTTAAATTAGGTACATTGCCTAATAAATCATTACGAGGTTTACAGTTAATAACAGGAGAACCAAAACGAATAAAACCTATAAGTTTATTTGTAACTTTATCTTTAACTGCCAACTTTAATGCTTTACCTGGAATACTGACCATATTACTATGACTACTAATCATATTAATACAACTATCCCAAGTGTGATTATCTAACTCTACGATTTGAATATCCATATCTTGTGGAGAAATAGAGAAGTCATCAAACATATCAGAATCAAAACCCATACCAGGAAGTGATTGAGGTATTGATTCTATTTGTGCCATCTTTTGGTCACGCATATATTCATCAATACGATTAAACTGTCCAAAATAATCGTTAAATACATTAGCACAGTGTAGTGCTTCTTCTCTACTTAGGGTCTTCGCCATTCCACATCCATAATAAAATTATTGGTATCAATAATATTAATATACTACATAATATACTAATTGTCAAGCTCATACTTCATTACCCCAATAATCCCACCCTTTTCTGGTCTTTTTTCTAGCAAATAGTTCAATGTAGGGGCCTCCCGTTAATTGTTCTATCTGTTCGTGTAAAAGTGGTTTTTCGGAATGTCTACCTCTTTCTGATACTACAAGTTGTTTTACACTTTTTGATTTTCTTTTTGGTTTACCTTTTGTAGCTAATAAACACATTTCAGGATTGGCTCTTGTCCAATATCCTAAACCTGTAAAAAAGCCTAAACTTTTTTGATTTGTTTTTGCCCAAGTAAAACCTACAGTTTTATATTTAAAACCCCAGGCGTCAATTACCTTAAACGCCTGATCTAATAAAGGGTCAACAACCCACATTAAAAGGACTGAATCATCCTTAGCAATGTCGCCAACAGGTAGAGAAATAATGTTATCGAGGCTGAGGCAAGGATAATGTTTTTCAGGACTTCTATCCTTTCCTTTTTGACTAAACGTTTTAAAGTACCAAGGTGGATCAGCATATATCACTCCATATTTTTTGTTAGTTTTGAATAGCATAGGTCATTATAAAATATTTTATCAATAGTATTATTATTAAAAATCTTGGAATACTCCAATCTGTAATTCTAGCAAGTAAAGCTCCTGTAGCAAAACCCCAATGAATAGTTATAGCTAAAATAAAGACACTTAACATTACATATCCAATATTAATTGTGAATCTCCGCCACCGACATTACCTACAGGTAAAAAGTTAAAGGCTAAAGAGACTCTTCCTTTATCTATATTTCTATTAGTATCTATTTTATGATAAAGATGGCTAGGAAATAAAACTAACATTTTATCTTTAGGTTCTATTTGCCAACTTACTGAATTATATTCGTTATATGAAGAAGGATTAATACTTAAATTTTTCTTGTTAAAATCTTGGAACATTAAGTTACCAGTATCTTTGCCTGTTAGTAAATAAAAAACTCCACTGTATAAACAATTATGATGATTATGCCATTCTGAAGTTTCCCAAGGTTCTGTTTTAGTAGCCCAAGATGTTGTGTAAATAAATTTATTTGAGTGGTAGTTTAATACATCATCTTTAAATTCATTAAACTCATCCATAATTTTTAATGATATGTTTTTATATTCTTCTCTATCAAATAGATATAGGTCTTTTGAAGCTGAAGAATTTTTTTCTTTATTAAAATGACCAGATTTTACATATTGTAAGTTTCTTGTTATATCCAATAGTTCTTTTAATTCTTCGTCACTGACACTTGTTAATATTTTAGTATAAACAACTTCAGGAAACAAAGTTAATATTTCTTTACTCATCCAAAAAATGCCTCCAAATTTGCTTTAGGTTCGTGTTCCCATCCAATAGCTTGTAATATAAATCTCATTGGATCAAGGAACGTTTTTTCAAATTGTGTTTCATAGTCTATATAGTCTTGTAATTTAAATTCAGTTGGTAGTTTTGTAATATAACTAATCACATCAAATTTGAATGGGTTAGCTTCTACCAACTTTAAGAATTTAATCTTATCTCCTTCTTGTATTAAAGGGTATTTATTCTTTAGATTAAATTGTTTAATTTGATGATTATATATCAAAGCACCTTTGACGTGAATAGGTGTACCTTTAATAAAAATGTTATTACTATCGTTGTATTTTTTCATATTATTACAAGACCTAGGAAAAGATATTTGTTCAGCTGTCATTTCAAAAAACTCTTTTTTAAAGTCTGCAATAAACTTATGTAAATCAGATTGTTCTTTAGACATAATAATCTTAATGGCTTCTTTAATCTTACCTCTACAAACTTGAGGTGTTGATGACTTCACAGCTTCAATACCCATAATCTTTAGTTTAGGGTCTGTTAGTCTAACGCCTTCTTCATCTAATACATTTAACATATATCTTTTTTTGGCAACCCAAATACCTTTGTTGGCAATTACTTCTCGTTTCATCACCATACAATTTTTAAATGCGTTTGTGTAATCTGCTAGTTCTTCAAAACATTTATTTAAAAAAGGTTCAATTCTACTATCAACAACTTTATCTAAAAAATTACATATCTGATCGTCTGTTTTATCTTCACAAGTTTGACTAACAAGTTTGTCTAGTGTAACATAAATTGAATCAGTATCAGACGCAACAATGTAATCGTGTTTATCGTGTGTCTTTAATATTCTGTTAAGATATTCATTTACTTTTGTTTCAATAAATCTAATAATAAATTGACCAGCTGTTGTAATACCACTTGCCTGTCTTACATCATAATATCTAAAGTATTGATTACCAACTGCACCATAAGCTGAGTTTAAGGCAATCTTTCTTGCCCATTGTATATTATGACAACGAGATATTTCTTTTACAAGTTCAGGATTTTTAGTTCTTTCGTATAATGCTTTTGCTTTTAACATACGTTTTTTATAAACAACACGTTCATTGTACATCTTCTCCATCATTTCAGGCAAAAAACCTTGACCGTCTGTTTTAAACTTTGCACCATTTGGTGTAATACAAGCACCCTCAGTTTTAAGATAAGATAAAGGAGTTCTTTGATCTAACATTTTTTGTACTGATATACCTGCTGGACTTTCACCAATAATTTTCTCTGGTGATATATTATATTGTATAATAATATGTGGATATAGTGAATTAATATCAAACGAAACAACCCATTTGTGCATACCACTAATAGGGTCTTTCACATAAGCACCTTCATATTTTTCGTTCTTAGCATTATCTTCTCTTGGAGGAACACAAATATTTTTTTTCATTAAGTGGTTAGCAATCAAAGTGTCCCACACTCGCACTTGTGAAAATATATCACCATAGTTTACTTTGCTTTCATAAGCTACAGTAAGTGATAAATCAATTAAACCAAGTTTATCTTCTAAACCATCAACAATCTCAACGTCTTGTATATTGTAATCAATAAATGATTGAAAGTCTTTTGTATACCAATCTTTAAATGTATCATAAGGCATATCATCTTTACCACGACCAAGTTCTAGTTCACCGATAAAATCAAGTTTATAACTCTCTTGCCTTTGTGGTATAAACCATTGATACAAGTCTAAGTAATCTAAGTTTGTAATACCTTTTATATCATAAACTGTTTTAGGTCTACCTCTTGCCATAATGGTTTCTCTTTGTATTAAACCCCAAGGAGAAACTTTGTTTGCAACTTTATCACCAGCTATGAGAATAAGTCTATTCATTAAATAAGGTAAATCAAAAAATTTTGTATTCCAACCTGTGATAATATCAGGATGATTTTTAATCCAGAAAGTCATAAACTCAAACATTAACTGTTTTTCGTTTTTACATTTTACGTATGTAATATCAGTTCTATCTGTTTTATAATCACCAACACCCCAAGTTAAAATGTGTTTGTTGTTTTGATTTTTAACAGTGATACAAAGTATTTCTTCTATTGGATTTTCTACATCTGGAAAACCATTTTCACAGGTAGTTTCAATATCTAAAGTATAGATTTTAATAAACTTTTTATCCCATTCAATCTCATTAGGAAATTCTTTACCAATATATTGATAATGATAACGTTCTAACCCGTAAATAGGAGAGTTTTCTGTTGCTGTATATTTTTTAAACTTTCTAGCTTCGTCAATAGATTTGAAAGTAATAGGTTTTAAATACTGACCTTGTAAAGTTTTAAATTCTGTTTCTTGTTGTGTTAAAGCATACAGTGTTGGATCAAAATTTAATTTCTCTTTATATTCTTTACCATCTAAAATACCTTTAACAAGTAGTTTACCTCTATGTTCAATAACTGATTTATAAAAGTTCATCTGATTTCAATTCAACAATTAATCCATTATGTTCAGGTTTTAATAAGATTTGACAAGCCAATCTACTTTTGCCATCTTTAAAACCTTTTTCATATTCTAATAACTCAATCTCTGGTGTATTATAGTCTATTTTGCCTAATTTGTCAAGCCACTGGTCACCAATATATACGTGACAAGTAGCACAAGCACAACAACCACCACAATCAGCAGGTATTTCTGGTATTGGTATATCAGAATAAAACTTAGCTGCCTCCATTAAAGTTGTATTTTCTGGTACTTCAACTCTAATTTTAGAGCCGTTTCTTACGAAATAAACAGTTACCATTATTCAACAATTAATTTAGGTTTAGCTGCTTGAATTATTCCAACTCCTGTATTTTGGTTGTATGAATTTTTAATTTCAGTTTTAGGTTCAACTTCAGTTACAATTTTATCACTTGTAATTTTAACTACCTTATCGTCTGAGTATGGCATATAAGGTGTCATTTGTAATTGTACAGGACCGCCTGGTTTAGTCTGCATTGGAATAATTACAAAAGGTTGTTTTAAGTATGTTATAGATACTGAAGAATTATCTTCTTTGTTTGCTATCAGGTCTTCACCTGTGGTTAATCTAAAAATTTTCACGTTTGACATAATATCTCCTTTATTTTATTATATATTATAACACAAGTTGACTTATTTGTCAATATTATTTTCTTTGTCAACTGGTCTTAGTCTTTTACTTAATACAAAAGTTCTATTTGGGTTAACACTTACATTCATCTGTCGCATTAAATCCCTATTAATTAATAAGTCTGAACCTGATCTTGGTCTTGCGTCTAAACCTACTTCTATATCTTTATAGGTAAACCCATTAAAGGTTAAATCTATTAAAACTGTTGGTCTTTTTTCTGACGGTTCTTCTCCATCAGCATTTGCTCGATAAACTTCACTTGTACCGTGTCTTGGTTTAGAAAAAGTTTTACCATTATATTTCCATTTAATTGTAGATTTGCTTTCTTCTAATATTTCATCTGCGTGTAGAGCACAAGCCTTTGAACCATTACCTGTATCAAATTTCGCTCTTACTTTTCCAACTTCATCTAATTCTACAGTTTCTAACCAACCACATTCACTAGCGGCCTGTCTATCCCAATGAGTTCTTTTTGAAACCCATTTAATTA